GGCAGGAGCGGCAGGCTGCTCATGCGACTTGACAGCTACGAGTTCGGTCTCAACAACTGGGGTAAAGACCATTGTTGCTTTGCCATCAGCGGAGAATTGAAGCTCCATTTTGATGTTGGCGAAGTTGAATTGCATTGCGTTTAATTCGGGTAGCATAATTAGTTTCCTTTTCAATTAAAGAGTTACATTGTATTTAGCAGCTTCGGCGCGTACCATTTCGGGAGTTACGCTTGGATGGTTCGCCCAATCACGGAGATGGGCGAGGGTGGTTTGGAACGCTGGGTTGGTAAGCATGGATGCTTTGTAGTCCGTAGCGATAGCGTTAGGGGCTTGATATGTCGCAGCAGTAGGGGCGTTACCATCATCCAGTTTGCGTTCAGGGAAGTCTACTTCCAACGCCTTGATAGTATCGGCTTCGGACTTCATTGCCATGATGCGTGTGAACTGGTCTTGCGTAGCGTAACCAATCGCGCGGAAGCGCACACCGATATTAGCGCCCTCGGAGAAACAAACCTCAGTAACCACGCCCTCCCAAATTGCGCCGCCTTGTTTCAAACGTTTGGCATATTCAGAAAGTGTGAAATAGCCCTCTGCTTCGCGGGCTGATTTACCGAACAAGGCTGTGCCCGATAAGTCCATACTGAATACGCGCATCGCTGGGTCATCGGCAAATACCACCGCTAATTTCTTACGGCTGCCGCAGGCTTTACCCTTACCTGTTGAGGAAGTACCCGTTACGTTTTTAGGGCAGCTTGCACAATCATGCGACTGAGGTGCGAATGATTTAGGACTTGGGTGCACACCATCAGCAGACCAACAATCAGGTGGTAGACTCTCGCCCTCTTTATATTGAATGGCATAGTATGTGCGGTATGTGGTGTTATCGTGCGGTGCGATACCAACGATGATGATGCGCGCGTTGTTCACATATTGGGGGAATACTACTGTTCCGTTAGCGTCTTGCACCGCGCCCATTGGTTTGCTATCCTCAGCGAGGAAGTTAATCTGCCCGCCTTTAAGCTGTACCCGACGACCGCCTGAGAAGCCGTCGCCGAATGCGCCCATTGATGATTGGGCAGCCGCTTGTTGCATGAACGCTGGCATCGCGCCGAGCGTAGCGAGAGGGGCGACACCGCCTTGTGCGATAGGAATAACTTGGTTACTCATTTCTGTGTTCCTTATTTAGTGGTTGGTTTCTTTACTGAAATTACTGCCTGCGCGTGGCTGGCAACACCTGCGGGGAGTTGCCCATTGTGTTCTCGGGCATAATCCTCCACAAATTCTTTGGTCGGTTTGAGTGTGGTCGCTTCATAGTTACCACTCTCTACGATATACCGTCCGAAAGCTGCTCTGTCCTCGGCGGTGTATGACACCCGCGTTGATTGGACAATCGTTCCGCCTGTGGTTCGGAAGCTGGTAGCGCCTGATGCGTTGAGCCGCTTCTGCATCTCTACTTCCAATGCGTCTTGCAACTCCTCAACCTCGGCGATACTCGCTTCGTACTCTTTCTTGCGGTCGCTCAACCAGTTGCGGTTGTTGATATACCACTCTGCTAGTTGTGCTTCGTTGTATGGGGTTAGGTCTTGGGTACTCATGTTGGTCTCCTACGTTATTTACTGAGTATCATACGCTGATTACTCTCGTTTGTCAATAGGGTTGAGCAAATAATCTTTCAGCTCCTCCCACTTCCTGTGTGGCATATCTGTCCGCGTGGGGCAGTCAAGGTCTGCCAGCCATGCTTGTATGGTACGCCGTGATACCTTAGCGGCATCCGCTGCCTGCTGTTGGGTTAAACCTGCCGCTTCAATAAGACGGCGTAGGTTGTCAGGGGTGTAGCCCACGTCGGGGAAATCAATCTTATACATAGGTCATCCTTGTTGTTTACCAAGAACGCCGTAGTAAAGTTTAAGCAGCGCTTCTTGGTTCTGTTGGTTGTTAGCTAGGTTCTCGTACATCTCTCGCTCATACTTGTCGCCGTGGAGATGTACGATGTTCATGTGCTGCGTCTGCCCTGGTCTGTCCATGCGCTCGCAGGCTTGGAGGTAGGTCTCTGTTCTGCTGGGGGGTGCATACCACACCGTGAGGCTGGCGGCTGTCGCCGTGATGCCATGCGAGAACGCTTCGGGGATGGCTAAGATAACTTGCGGGGTCGGGGTCTTTTGGAAGCTATCCAAGATGCGCTTGCGCTCGTGGACGTTCGTGTCGCCTGAGATGACCGCAACATCAAATTCTTTTTTGAGCGCATCCTCCAACACCTGCATGACGTGCTTGAACGGTACGAACACCAGCGCCTTACTGTGTGGCTTACCCTCCGCCACGCTATCATCGCCCGAAGCCTTAGCCTGTTTGATGAGTGAGATGGTCTCAGCGATACGTTCTTTGTTATCCAGTATCATCGCCGCACCATCCTCAGCGTAGATAGCACCTGAATATATCTGCCGCATCTTACCCCACAACACCGCTGCGTTGGCGGCTACCGCCTGATGACCTGTGTCAAAGTTGGCTACCATATCCTTACGCATCGCTTCCAGCGCTTGCTGCTGGGGCTTACTCAACCCAACGTCAATGTAGCGACGGGTTACGGGTGGTAGGTCTAGGCAGTCTGCCTTACGGATATAGATAGCAGGCTGCAACATATTGTTCACAGTCTCCTGCCAGTTGCGCTTGTCTTTCCAAATGAACGTGGCTACCTTGTACTGCACCATGTCTCGGTACATGGTCTTGGTCTTAGGTAGGCGGTCAGGTGTTACCAGCTTACCTTGCCCGTAGGCATCCATCGGTCCTTGCGGAGTGGGCGTACCAGTCAGCGCCCATACACGGGTCTGAGGTTTAACCAGTTTCGCCAGCGCTTTCCAGCGCTTCGTGCTGGGGTCTTTGTATGCGGTGCTCTCGTCAATGATGATAAGGTCGTAACCCTTATCGACTAGGATGTTGCCAAGAATCTCCACACCGTCGAAGTTCACAATGTCAAAGTCAGTCTGCCGTGTGAGTGCAAGCTGCTCTCGCCGTGCGCGGTCGCCGTAGAGTACGGTGTGGGTACGGTGTATGCACGTCGCCATCAGGTCATCAACCCATGCCGAGTACATCAAGCTCTTGGGGCAGACCACCAACGCGCGGCGCACAACGCCCATCGTCATCAGATAGTCAGCCGCCCAGCACGCGCTGCGTGTCTTACCTGTACCCATACCTGCGAAACAGTACGCTCTCGGATTGCGCGTTAGGAACTCAGCGATACGGAGCTGGTGGTAATAGGGTCGGTCGCGCCCTGAGAAACCATAACCATCAAAGATGGTACTAACCGCAGGCTGCATTATCTGCGACAGCAGCGTCATGTTGTGGAGTGTCCACGGCACATCAATGTGTGCCTGCCCGCTGGGGTAATACTGTACTGGCTGCGCGTCAGGGATGGTATTGGTTACAGCACCTACGTTGTCAGATAGGATGCGTACCACCCGCTGCGCGGGATAGGGGAATGTGATTAGGTTCATCGACGTTTCTTTCTACGCTCGCGGAAGTCCTGCCCCTGCTGCCAGTTGGGGCACTCGGAACATGGACACCAGCCGCATAGCGGTGTCGCCGCGCCCTCGGGGAAGTTGTTGTTAATAATCGCCAGCCGTATGCGCTGGGCTTTGAAGTTCCATTCATGTAACAAGCGGTCAATGTCTGCGCGGGTGTAGGTGGACTTAACCATCTTGTACTCATCGCAGATAAACATCAGGCAACCTGTTACTTTCTCCAACGTGGGTATCGCCAGCAGCGTGCCCAGCGCATAGAGGTCTATCTGTTTGGGGTCGGCGTACTTCGCCGACTTGTTTGTTTTCCAGTCATTGATAATGGCTTCCTTGCCATCGGGCGAGACCATCAACAAGTCAATGTTACCCGCTAATTTATTCTTGGGCGACCACCATGTGTCCTCGCTATCGGTAAACTCAGCTTGGTCGTCATTCATGATAGCAAATGTTTTCTCGCACCATACTTCCCAGCCTGCGGCTCTGCGTTGTGCAACCGCGTCAATGAGTGGCTGGTACTGGCTAACGTTATGCGGTAAGGCTTCGCCCTGTGTGATGGCATCCTCTAAACACTTGTGAACGTACTCGCCCCATTGCGCTTCCTCGCTCTGCTCGTAGGGGTGCAGCTTCTCAATCCGTACTTCCTTGTACTGGCGGGGGCATTGTTCAAATTGCTTAATCGCTGTGAATGAAAACACACGGTGTTTACCGCTCATGTTGTGCTCCTAAATAAAAAAACTAGCGTACATAATACGCTAGTTCTCAACGCTCGTCAAGCATTATTTTGTGGCAGTATTTTTGTAGCCTTGCTCCAACCAGTCGCGTAGGGCAGGGCAGGCGCGGAATGAAACCCTAGCGCGTGGCTTAGTCATGGTCTCAGTTTCACCAAACCCTTTGTTCTTGCGCGGCTTACTGCGCGACACACGGAATGTACCATGCCCACGGATAATAACCTCGTTGCCCTCGCGTAGTTGATGGGCGATACCATTGAGCACGGTGTCAATCATACGCGTGGCTTCCACGCGGCTAACCTTATGCTCGGTTACGAAAAAATCTACGATGCTGCCTACATATTTACGCGCCATCTTGTGCCTCCTTGTGAAGTTTGTCGTATGCCAACTGAGCATAGTGCGCAATCTTTAAAAGGTCAAGTGCGTCCTGCCCCGCGCGTTTGTTGCTGCCGAAGCGGCTGGCGTATTTGTGTAACTGGTTCACGCAATGCTCTGCCGTCCAACCCTCTACTTGGTCGTCGGGCGCGTCGCCGTATTGCGGTACGGTGTAATGCTCAATGTGTTCAGCTACGGTCTCGGCGAAGTGCAACCAGTCTAAGGTTCGGCGGGCGAACGGGCTATCCTTTTCCACGCTCTCTACGGTCGCTTCGCGCTCGGCGCGGGCGGCGAGTTCCAGCGCGAACAGGTGCTCGCGGGCTCTCGTTTTAGGGTGGTCTACGG